CTTTAAGCAGCACCTTAAAACAAAAGATAGGAAGCTTATACAATACCTAGCTAAACACAATCACATCAGCCCATTCGGTCATTGCTTTGCCAGCTTCCACATCAAGGCACCAGTCTTTGTAGCTAGGCAACTTGTGAAGCATAAGTTTCTACGGTGGAATGAGATCAGCCGTAGGTATGTGGATAATGAGCCTGAGTTTTATGTGCCTGATCAATGGCGTGGACGTAGTGCTGACAAGAAGCAAGGTTCGAAGGGTGTTGTTGAGTTTGACCAAGATGGTGTTGGTGAGATTGATTACTACTGCAAACATGCACTAGCAGTATACACGAACATGCTTGCCTCTAACGTAGCACCTGAACAGGCACGTATGGTACTGCCACAGTCTATGATGACTGAGTGGTACTGGTCAGGTAGCTTGGATGCGTTTGCTGATATGTGTAAGCTTCGCTGTGCGCCTGACACACAGGCAGAGACACAAGAGGTAGCCAAACAGATTAGCGTCAGGATGCATGAGTTGTTTCCTGTGTCTTGGATGGCATTAGCAAAGGATAAAAGATAATGGCAGGTAATATCAATGGCGCAATCAAGGCATCAGCTATTGTAGCTTTACTGATTGCTGCACCACCAGTACTGATAGCTATGACGTATGACGAGTATCCAAAGTACTGCAAGCTGTCTATCTTACTGCCTTGTATAGGAGTAAACGATGAATAAGCGTATACCTATGAAGGGTGGTGATGAATATGATGCACTCACCAAGGCCCGTAAGTTTCACCTGTGGAGAGCAGGGCAGGTAAAGAAAATAAAACGTGCCTACAACAAAAGGTTCCGTAAGTATAGCAAAAGGGTAATACAGGATGATGGGTGAAATAAAAGTAACAGACATAGAAGAACACGAGGATGGCAGTGCTACACTACAAGTAGAGTGTGACCCTGAAACATTCATGGCTATCTTTGACGTTGGCTTTGTAACTCTAATAAAGAAAGGACTAGACAGTGAAGTACGCAGTACAGATAGAGATTGATACAGGAGAGTGGCAGCTAGTGGGTGCTACTAACCCTTGGACGTATGACTCAGGGCCTATGCTGTTTGACACGTATGCTGCTGCTGCAGCCCATGCAAACACATGGAACACAGGCAAAGTGATTGACTACCAAGAGTACATTCGGCCTATGACAAAAGAGGAACGCAAGAGAGCGTTTGAGAAGGAGCAAGCAAACAATGCTTAATTTTTTTAGCGGTATGCTAGTTATGTATTTACTTGGCATACCTTTTATGGAACACATATCAGAGCCGTTGGACGAGGAAGACGAGGGCGCACCTATGAGGTTTGCATTGGCTTGGCCTTATGCAGCACTTGAGGTGATATGGATTAAAATCGTAGGAGACAAAGACGATGATGGAACTGGCGCTACTTAAAACATTACAGAACAGAGACTTTTATGATCGGCACAAGGGTATCCGCTGCCCTGATAAGATCTTTACAAAAGATGTACGCAAGATCAAGCAAGCACTAGACAGTGCAATGAATACCTATGACGGGGATTTGACCACACAAGACCTTCAAGCTGTATTTGTTCGCATGAACCAGAGCATGACCACAGCTACACGCACTGCTTATGATGATCTTTTTCGCAAGATAGACAAGGCAGAGCCAATCAAAGAAGAGATAGCAGAGGATGCTCTATCTCAACTGTTTCAACAGCATGTAGGTGACAGGGTTGCCAATCTAGGCTTTGACTTTGTTAATGGTACAGAAAATAGTCTGGAACCCTTACGCCGCTTATTAGAGGATTACAAAGATGATTTTACTCCTAACCTTCGCATTGATTGGGATGACATTGGCATTGACACGCTGCTTGCTGCCAACGATCTGCAAACCCAATGGAAGTTTAACATTCCAAGTCTACGTAGGAAGGTGGAAGGCGTTAGCGGTGGTCACCTTCTGTTGGTTGGCGCTCGCCCTAACACTGGTAAAACTTCTTTCCATGCCTCTCTTATAGCTGGGCCTGATGGCTGGGCATCACAAGGTGCCAAGTGTGTAGTGCTGTGTAACGAAGAGAGTTATGAACGTGTAGGCGCAAGATACCTGAGTGCTGCATGTAATATGACAATGGATGAAGTACGTGAGAATGTATCTCTTGCACGTAAGCGCTATGAGCCTGTACGTAAGAATATCCGCATCAAGGACAGTACCAACAAAGATATGCAGTGGGTTGAGGCTCTGGTTAAGAATGAGAAGCCTGACATACTTGTTTTAGATATGGGTGACAAGTTTGCCAGCAAGACCAGTGATAAATCTGACATATATCTTAAAGATGCAGCCATCTATGCCCGTAACATTGCAAAGCAATACGATTGCTGTGTGATCTGGATGTCTCAGCTATCTGCTGTGGCAGAGGGTAAGGTATTTGTGGATCAGTCTATGATGGAAGGATCGAAGACGGGTAAGGCTGCAGAAGCAGATCTTATGGTTTTGATATCAAAGAACCCTATGGTAGAAGGTGCAGAAGAAGGTGACACACAAAGACACTTGAACATTGCAAAGAATAAGCTTAAGGGTGGGTATCATGGTGTGATACACTGTGAGTTAGACGGGGGTAGATCGCTATATACCGCATAGGAGACAAGACATGAGATTAGTATTAGATGTAGAGAACAGTATCACATGGCGTGATGGTAAGAAGTTAGGTGACCCCTACGAGCCATCAAATCAACTGGTGCAAGTAGGGATGCTTAACGTGGATAACTGGAAGGATGAAATGCTTATCACTCTGGATCACAATGAGCATCAGGACACTAAAGGTACAGGCCGTAAGCTAATACAAGATGTGCTAGATATGACTGAGCTTCTAATCATGCACAATGCAGCACATGATCTTATGTGGTTATGGGAAAGCGGATTCAAATATGACGGTGATATATATGATACTATGTTGGCAGAGTATATCCTTGCTAGGGGCCAGAAGATGGTGTTTAGTTTGGCTGGCTGCGCTGAACGTAGAGGCCTTGCAGAACAAAAAGAAGATTACCTCACAGAATGTTTAAAGAAAGGAATAAACACACATGAGACTGATCTCAGTAAGCTTTGCTTTTATCTTCGGGCTGATTTGCTCACAACTTGTGAGTTGTACAAAGCCATCGAAGCCGACTACGCAACCCCTGAAAGCGCAACCCTTCATACAATCAGAGACGTTACCTTCACCACCTGTAAAACCCTCACAGAAATGTACATGTCAGGAATCAGAGTCGATCTTCAAGAGCTACAACGAGTAAAGGTAGACTTTGAACAAGAGAAGGCAGACATAGAAGGACGCCTGCAGCACAAGGTACGGAATCTTATGGGTGACACACCTATCAACTTAAACTCACCAGAGCAGCTATCTCAGGTGGTATTCAGCGCTAAAGTAAATGACAAGAAAGAATGGGCTGATCTATTTGAGTTCACTAATACTCCACAAGAGTTTAAGGCTGCTGTAAAAGCTAACAGTACTATCATATATCGCACTAAAGCATTTACTTGTCCTACATGCCAAGGGGAAGGAAAAACTTATAAAGTAAGGAAGGATGGCAAAAGGTATGCCAAACCAAACAAATGTAAGGATTGTGACGCAAGAGGCTACCAGTTAGAGAAGACGGATCAGGTTGCAGGCTTAAGATTTACTGCACCAAGCAAGAAGTGGGTGAGCAATAATGGTTTCAGTACAGGTAAAGATAATCTGGATGTCCTTATATCGACAGCTAAAACAAATCGCATGGATGATGCTGCAGCTTTTCTGGGTGACGTTAAAAGGCTTAATGCTATCTCTAGCTATCTTTCTAGCTTTGTTGACGGGATATCTGTGTATACTAGAGATAGTGGATACCTTCATGTCTCTCTTACCCAACACATAACAGCTACAGGTAGGTTCAGTGGACGTAATCCTAACATGCAGAATATGCCAAGAGGTGGTACGTTTCCTGTTAAGCGTGTATTTATCTCACGGTTTGAAGGCGGTAGCGTTATGGAAGCGGATTTTGCCCAGCTTGAATTTAGAGCGGCTGCGTTCTTGTCACAGGACAAGGTAGCTATGGAAGAGATTGCTACAGGCTTTGACGTACACGCCTACACTGCAAAGGTTATCACTGATGCAGGTCAACCCACAGGCAGGCAAGCGGCAAAGGAGCATACATTTGCACCACTCTTTGGCGCTACTGGTTACGGTAGATCACAGGCAGAGAGAGCTTACTATGAACACTTCAATGAGAAGTACAAAGGTGTAGCTGCATGGCACAAAAGCCTAGCTGATGAAGCTATGCGCTTCAACAAGATAACAAACGTATCAGGTAGGCAGTATGCTTTCCCAGACGTAAAACGTAACTCAAGAGGAGGTGTAACACATTTCACAATGATTAAGAACTATCCAGTACAAGGGTTTGCCACAGGTGATGTGGTTCCTGTAGTGCTGAACGAAATGCACAGACGTTTAAAAGGTATGAAATCCTGCTTGGTCAATACCGTACATGATTCAACAGTGGTAGACGTACACCCTGATGAAAAAGAAAGTGTATTAAATATGGTAGAAGATATGAATAAGGACTTGAATAACCTGATAGAAAGTGTATATGGAATAAAGATGAATGTACCACTGTTATTAGAAGCAAAAATAGGGCCTAACTGGCTTGACACAGTGGATGTATAGAGTATAACTAGGTTCTCTTGACTTTAATGAAAGGTAATAAAATGAGTACAGAACTAACAGTAGCATCTGATAAAGGTCAGTCATTGGCTGAACTAATGGGTGTATCACAAGGTACGGGTAGTCAAACAGCTACTCCATCCATTTCACGTATTGGTATGCTACACCAGCCTATCATGGGTGAGGTAGATTTTAACGGTAAGTCTATTAAGACAGAGGTAGTACCCGTAGGTGCATTTATCCTTACTCGTGGTGAGGAGAAGGTGTACAGCAACGGGATCACTGTCCGTGTGTTTGCCCAGCGCCAGCAATGGCAGCGTTGGAATAGTGATACGCAAGAAATGGAAAAGTCTGCCATGTCTAACTCTCTTAATGGAGATCTAAAAGACAGCATAGGTGGCTATAACTTGGGTAGGCCTTCTGGTTACATTGAAGACTTTAATGCTCTACCGGAAGCTACAAAGAGTATCATTCGCTCTGTAAAGCGTGTGAAGATATTCTTTGCTACAGTTACTTTAGACAACCCTATCAACGAAAAGGGTGAGGCTGTATCTGGTAACTTTACTGATGTGCCATGTGTCATGGATGTAAAGAACCGTGATAGCTTGAAGAGTATCGACACGGAGCTAAACAAGCTAAAGTCTAAAAACCTTCTGCCTATTATGTCATTGGTGAAGCTTACTGGCATTGAAGATAGCATCCCTACAGGTGCTAAATTTGGTAAGATCCAAGCAGCTTTGGGTGACAAGGTTGATATCACGGATCACGACAACGACACGCTGAGTAACTTTGTGGAGCTTATCGAATACATGAACGGTAAGGTTTTAGATCTTCACAATGAGCGTAGTGATTCAGGCATCTCTGATGCAGATGCAGCCGTGGTTAGCGACATCATCAATAATGATTTCGTCGAGGTTGCAGAATGAACCACCCCGCAGAGCTAAAGGTCTTCAACTTCTTACAGAAGGCTATGGCTGGCGAAGCTACTATGACAGAGGCGGTGACCAAACAGGTTGCCGCTGATGTCGAGGCTGCTATGAATAAACAGTTTAACTCTGGTCCACGAAGCGAGTTTAAGCTGCGTATGTCAAACATTGGTAAGCCTAAATGTCAGCTATGGTTTGAGAAGAATGATCCAGAAGACAGGACACCATTTCCACCACACTTCTTGATGAACATGATTTTAGGTGACATCGTAGAGGCTGTGTTTAAGGGTCTACTGCGTTCTTCTGGTGTTGAGTTCACAGATAATGCCAATGTCACACTAAAGCTCCCTCACGGTCAGGAAATCAAGGGTGAGTATGATATGGAGATGGACGGTAAGATTGACGATGTTAAGTCTGCATCACCTTGGTCTTACCAGAATAAGTTTGCATCTTTCGATGCACTAGCAAGTGGTGATAGCTTTGGATACGTAGCCCAGCTAGTAGGCTATGCCACGGCAGCAGAGAAGGGTGTAGGTGGTTGGTGGGTAGTCAACAAGGCCAATGGTGAGTTCAAGTACGTAGACGCCTCTGAGGTGGACAAAGAGGCAGTGCTAGAGGATATCCAAGGTCTAGTGGATTACATTGATAATGATGAACCTTTTGAGCGCTGCTTTGAGCCAGTTCCAGAAACGTTTTATCGTAAACCTACAGGTAATATTGTATTGCCTTCTGCTTGTAAGTTTTGTAGCTTCAAGCATAAGTGTCACCCGACACTACAAACTCAGCCCTCAAGGGCATCTAAAGCCAAGAACCCACAAGATGTGGATTATGTATTTATAGGAGATCAAAATGGCTAAACTAACTATCGACGATAAAGACTATTACACTGATGATTTTAATGAAGATCAGATGTCTATGCATCAAGAAATAACCCTAGCTCAATCAGAAATCGGACGTATGGATTATTTATCTAAAGTTCTCCAAGCTCGTTGTAATTTGTTGGCTGCTAGTATTGTAGAGATTGCAGGAAAGGAAGAGTCAGAAAAGACAGATGAAAAGAAAGCATCAAAGTAGGCTTTATCGCAGTGGTCTTGAAAAAGAGACTGCTGCGTTTCTCAAGTCTAAACAAAAGAAGGTGGAGTATGAAAAGATAAAGATAGAATGGGAAGACCTATGCTATCGTACATACACACCTGATTTTGAATTAGATAATGGTATAATAATAGAAACCAAAGGATTGTTCAGCGCTGCAGACAGAAGAAAGCATATTGAAATAAAGAAACAGCATCCTAAATTGGATATACGCTTTGTATTTAGTAATTCAAATGCAAAACTTTACAAGGGTGCTAAATCAAGGTACTTCAACTGGTGCGATAAGAATGGTTTTATGTGGTCTAATAGAATCATACCAGAGGAATGGCTAAACGAAAAAGGCTCTCGTTTAAAAGAGCAAAGACTCAAGGTTAAAAGGAGAGATTAATTGGGCTATACTTTAAAAGATGGTGAAGTTGCAATAATACTAAAGCCTGTATATGAAGATGGTGTATGGATAGGGGAGCTTTCAACAGGTATGGTATTATCAGACCACCAAGAAGAATTGCCTATTCGACACTGCTTAAATATAGCTCTTACAATGGCATCTGCTCCTATGTTCCTAGAAGACTTCCCTGATGCAGAAGAAGATTTTGAATACTACAGGCATACTTTGCTTAAAGAGATCTTCCCAGATCAATATAAAGAGGCTGAAAAAGAGCTTGCAGAAAGTAAAGAGTACGATAAAAAGGGAAACGTATTAACCCTTAAGGC